ATTTACACTCGTAATATGTTAAAAGTTTTTTATTTGAAGCTAAACATAAAATTTTACGGGAAAAATCTTTTTGTTTACCTTGTTTTATTAATTCAAGTATAGGTTTAGCAGAACCATAATATGTTTTCCAATCTGATTCTTTCTGGATTGTTTGGGTAGTGGATTTGCGTCCTCTACCGGTTTGTTCAGCAAGTTCTTTTTTGGTGAGTTTTTTCTTTACATTATGGTATAATACCTTTTTACCTAAATATGCTTTACCTGAGGGTTCGTGTAATGTAAGGTAAATGAAACCAAATGTTCCTTCAGGAAAATCTTCAATAGATTCTATCCATCCACCATTATAAAACCATTTTTCCATAAAATTTATAAATCTAAATTAACTAATATTGTTGTATCTGTTACTGATGAGAGTGGTAATGGTTGGGATAATTTTGCTACAGCTACTAGTTCGTAATTATTGTTATATAAACCAACAGTTGTCACGTATGGTGTAAAATAAGAACCTGTAGCCCAAGGGTATATGTTAGAATTTACAAGAGAATTAGATAAATCATAACCGTCATAAATAGCATCATCATCATAAACCAAAAATTCATCGTAATAATTAATATCATATCCTTGATCAGGGAAACCTAAAATTGTAGGGTTTTGTGAAAAATTAAATTCATTTTGCCTAATGGTACATTTATATTGAGATTCATATATTGTAACTGTACTTTGAAAAGAACAAGTTAAATTTGGAGAAGATATAAAACTATTAATAAACTGGGCATCTGTTTGGTCCCATAAGAAAGCGGTTTGGTCCCAGGTTTGGGTAACTTCATCCCATGTTATTCCAGTACCTTCATTTGTTAATATGATTAATCCATGCTCATATATTACATCTCCTACTTTTGATGAATTATATACCATATTTCCTAACCCATCATCTTGTAAAGTTATACTACCAGAAGTTAATCTTATAGAGGTTGGTTTAAGATATTCCCCAAATAGATTTGAGGGGATTGATATTACTCCAATTATATTTCCTGTTCCTGTGGGAATGTATCTGTAAGTAGGTAATGTTGTAGATAAATAATTATAATAATTTGGAGTATAAGTAGGTCCGGTAATTGTTCCATCTAGATTAAATGAAGCAGTACCTGCAGGTGAGCCTGATGGATTAGTTAAGTAATTTGAATAATATAATTCTCTTATAGAGCGGTAGACTAAAATCTCATCTTGAATATTGATTTGTCCTGTAGGATAAGAACCAGAAACCCATAGAGATGAAGTAATATTTCTTCCGATATATCTATCAATTTCTACATTTGAACTAGTAAATTCATTTCCTTTAAAAGTGAAAGATTTATTTACCTCAAAAGGAGATACAACAACATCAGTAGTTAAAAATGGTTTGAATACACTCATTCATTCTTAAAAATCAAGTTTTACTCTAATTAAGGCTTCTTTTGTAAAATCTTTTAATAATGGTCTTGACATTTTAGCAACTGCTAATAAATCATTGCTATCATTATACATTCCTATAGTAGTAATATATACTTGAGGTTGATTTATAAAATTACTATAAATTACTTCACCTGTTGATCCTGAAATAAAACTTGGGTTTTCTGAATAATTAAATTCGCTGTTACGGGCTCTAACAAATATATAATCTGAAGTTATAGTTTCTTCTGAATTTAGAGCAAAAGAAGCACCTCCAGATACTGAGGTATAAAATGTTGTGGTGTTTAATCCATCTGAATTATTAGATCTACTTGGGAAAAGATTTATAGATTGGGATAAAGCATGTGGGTTTAATATAATAGTTCCTAAATCTGGGAATACTAATCCATATGAACCTGATCCTGCTACATATCCACTATTAGGGAGGGAACCAGCTGTACCATTAGATCCTGAAATAAGTTGGAATACTCGGGTGGTTCCTATAAATGAATTAACTAAATTATCTTGAGAATCATCTGTTAAATTAATAGTTCCACCTGTTCCAGATAAAGTCAGGTTAAGTGATCCAGGAAATAAAGATTCTTTATATCTAGCTCTTTCTATAGAAAGAACCCAAAAATATGATCCAGTTATTATATTGTTTCCTTTTCCAAAAACAAAATTAGCATTTTCATCTTCTAAAATTAAAGCACGATATTGACCATACATTGTTTTAGTTGGTGAATTTCCAGGAACAATATTATTAAACCAATTACTACCGCTTCCTTCAGAATCACAATATACTATATCAAATTGTACATTTGAAACAGAAGATGAATCATATATGCTCAAATAATAATCACCAGAAGAACCAGCTAACTGAATTGAATTAGTATAAAATGAAGTTAAAGTAGGTGCTCCTGTTGACCATAATGTAGATGTTATTGAATCACTACTAACTACAAAATCTTCTGGGTCGAATCTTTTAAATGCCATTATTTATATTTTTAAACGTTTGTTTTGTTAATTGTTACAGGGATAGTTAAACGAGCACCACTATCTAAACCTACTACAGTTAATGTAGTTACTAATTGAGAATTGGAACCAAATAAAGTATTTACTGTTGTCGCTCTTACATTTAATTGAGAACCAATAACTGTTTGGGAAACATTTGTTCCTAAAGTAGTTGTTGAAACAGCAGAATTTGCAGATTGAGCAGCTGTTGTATTAATTCCTATTCCTGTAAATGTGCTCATTAGTCTAATGTCTGAAATAGTGAATGAATATCCACTAGTTTCATATGTTTGAGCATTTCCTAAATAATTTAATGTTTGTGGTGTAATAGAAAGAGAAGCTCCTTGTTGTAATGTAATTGCACTATACCCTAAATCAAGTACAGGTAGTTTAGCGGTCCCACGAGGTAAAGTAGCTAATTTATATTTCATTATTTGAGTTTCCATAGGAAATGCCTCTAGTAAAGGCATATTTTCAATTGCTTCTCCGTAAAATGAAGATCCTGATGGGTGATTTGGATTATACAATGTATAATCAATTTCATCATCTGAAAGTGCGAATTGTGTTATTCTAAAAGAGCCATCATTTTTTGCTAATAATTCTCTACCTTTTGTTGTTAGAATTGCGTCAATTGTAACAACTTGATTATTTAAATATCCCATTATATTTTTATTATTGTCATATTATATGTAATAAATATCACTAAAGCAAGCCTTTTTGTGTAAGATCTACAATATAGGCATCAATTGATTTATTTAATTCAGGAGATGAATATTCAGGTGTTATTATGTATGGTCCTGATGATCCTTGGGGTTTAAATCCTTCAAATATGATTTGAGAAGCTTCATCAGTGTATCTTCTAATTAAAAAATGATCTAAATCAAATATTGAAGAACTAGCACTAACAGGAAGATTAGCATTAAAATGAACTTCAATTGAACCGGTTTGAGAAATTCTTCCTGGTCCATTTTCAGAAGGGCCAAATATTTTTCCTACCTGGTAAGCAAAATCTTCTCTTCCTTCAAATCTAAATTCGTCTCCATATTTTATTGACCAAGGTGTAGTTATTGGGTTAAATCCTGATCCTATTATATCAGACATTTTAACATTAGGGTCCCCATATAAATTTACTAATGTTGGTTGAGATGAAGTTATAACATATGGATAATTTGTAGTATCTAAGTATCCCCAAATTGAATTAACTCCGGAAGATGTTACTGGTTGAGTATATGCTGGGTATTGAAGGGTTTTAAATGCAGTAGTTGATGAATTTATTCTAAAAGTATAATTATTAGAATTAGAAGAATATTGTTTAATATAAATTTGATATGGATTAATACTCTGGAGTTGTGGATTATTTACTGTATAAGAAAAATTAATTATATCATTAATTCCATTAGCTGTGAATATATCTGAGTATATTGGGGTTGATGGGAATGGTGAATCATATATAAAAATTTCAAAGTTTTGTTGTATAGCAACTTGTGGAATACCAGGTAATGTTACAAATGAAGATATATTTAATGTTATATCAAAAGTTAAATTTACTCCATCTTGAATAGCTACAAGTGGGGCTTGATATCCATTAGAGCTTAAATAAGAATTACCATATAAAGCACTATTAAAAGTTATTAACGTTTCTGTATTATTTGGAATTGTTTGGTCGGTTGTTTTGTTGAATAATGCTGTATAATTTCCAACAGCCCCTACATCTGAAGGGATAATATCTTCAAAACTCATTGTAGTATTCCATTGTGCACCAGGAGCACTTCCCGATTGAGTATATAGAATAGGTTGTATAGTAGATCCACCTCTAATTATTGTTCTGTATTGAGATTGTGGGTCTCCATAGGATGGAGTTTTGGAACTAATTTTAAATTTTTCACCTGATTGGAAAGTACCTTGAACAGTTTCTAAAGAATTTTCAGTAACGTTAGGAACAATTATATCACCAGCACTATTAATTAAATATTTTATAGAAAATGCTGAGGTATTCATTCTTTCAGGGGACCAACTTCCTTCCATTTCACCATAAGCAACCATTACCTTTAAACTTTCTACAGTTGGGGTTTTTCCAAATGTTCCTATATCACCAGAAGTCCAAGTATTTAGTTTTTGGGATGTTGATCTTGAACCATTATATCTTGGTATAATATGACGTTGTGTGGTATAATTTGAATCTTGAACTGCGGCTTTTACAGCACTTCCACTAATTAAAAGATCAAAATTAACTGGTTCTGTTACACCAGCTGAATAGTCAATATCTTGGTAGATAGTGCTTAAACGGTCATTATTGATATTATTTAATAATGCATTTTCATCACTATTATAAAAATTTGGAATTATAACATAAGGTTCAAAAATTACACTTTCACAACTTGAAGCACTTACTGCTCTGCTTTGGGTAACAAGAAAACTTGCATTTGTAAGAGAACAATTAACCCCTCCTTTAACAGTAAATGCTATAAAGTCTCCTGATAATCCATAATATGATGATGAAATTGTATTTGTTCCAGTATATGAAGAAGGGAAATTGAATGTTGATAATGGATTCCATACTCCATTGACAGTATCATAAAGAGAAATAGAACAAGTTCCTGGACTTCCAGCGCCAGACTGGCTTACTGTAAAAGATGCTGTGAGGAAAAGTGGAGTATTTGGGGTATTTCCTAAATTATATGTTCCTTGACCACTGTCAAAGTATCCAAGAGTATTTCCTACTGTAGTATCATAGTTGTCAACAGGAACAGTAAAAGGGATAAATGAAGTTAGTGTTGATTTTGAAGCAGAAACAGTATAATCTAATACTTGGTTTGGAAAAAATGATGATATATATGTCTGTGAAGTATCATATAAATAATATGTTGGGAATTCATTTATATCTGTAATTTCATATGGGACGTATAATCCATATAAATTATTATATACAAAAATTTTAGTAACTTCTCCTAATGGGATTGATTGGTTATTTCCATTACAATCTATTTTTGCTATTTTTAAATATTTAGATGTACCCACTATATCTCCTGTTAAAGAAGTTCCAAAAAATAAATCAAAGAATAATATTTCACCATTTTGTGGTGAAGTAACATTATTTAAAAACTTACTTTCAAATATATTAGATTCATTAGATGAAGTGCCATAATAATGTACTTGTTTATAATTAAATGCTTGGGGAGTAGCAGGATAAGCTTCATTTAAAATACCATTGGTAACTACTAAATTAGATCCACTATATTCACCGTTGTAAAATTCATCTTGTGAATCATGTAATATCAATACTGAACCTGAAAGGGTAGAGTAGGATTCTAACCAACTTTGGGATGTATTGCTTACATAATTGAATGGATTAACCACACCACCAGCACCACCTTCAAAATGTTCTACTGTTCCTGGTTCATAGTCATTCCATTGAGGTTTTAAAGTACCTGAAATATCTAGGTCTCCCCATTCCATTTGTGGTTGGGGGTATTTATTTCTTTCAAGTAAATGTTGTTTAATTACAATTCCAGAAGCAAGACTTGTACGTGCAGGTACAAAATCTCGAATCATTTTAAATAATGAATTATCAAAGAATTTAATTAAACGAATAAAATCAGTTAAATTATAGTTTTTAATATATTTTTGAAAATATTCATTTCGTAATTGGTCTAATGCAGGGTATGTAACTGCAGAAGAAGATCTTAATCTTGGGTCTCCAATAAATTCACCTATATCAAAGTATCCAATTTGATCAACAATATCTTCATTTATCTCATTTTGAGGTGAAAAAGCTACTTCAAGATAGTTTATATTTGGAGTATAACTTTGAGACACATTTGCCATTTGGGATAATGACATAAATGGAGATAAAGTATTCCCTTCAGGAATTACATTATTTTCAATACGAATTTTATCACTTACTATATTTCGAATACCTGCTATTGGTTGATCTGCAAAGAAAAATTCCCTATTTGGGATAAAATTAGGTGTATAATCGTAATAAAAATCACTTCCTAAAGCAAATGAATGAGTTGTTTCCCAAGAACCCGTTACTTTTGGGTGGACTGAAATTGAGCCGGTATATAATTCTCCACCTAAAGGGGCTCTAAAAACAAGTTCTTCTGGGGATGAATTTAAAGTATTTCCTTCAATAGAATAAGGGTTCATTGTGTAATCATCAAAGACACTATCTGAAATTTGGGTAGAATAATATCTAATTTCTTGATATGAACCTGAGAATGGGGAACAATTAAATGAAGTTCCTCCAACAACATCATATAATGCTACATTATACACACCAACATTATATCCTCCTGTGGAGCTACTTATAGAGAAACTTACAGGAAAATAACTTGTAGAGGAGTTAGCCCATAATAAGTCACTTCCTGTAATGGAAGATGAAGCTTTAAATCCTAATTGGGTTCCATTATCTCCATTTTCATAGTATATGTTTTGAGCATATAAATTAAAATCACTAATACCACCTCCAATACTATTTCTATTAACCATTACTGACCACCACCCACCATCATAAAATGGCAAATATACTTGAGTATTTACTGAGCTATTATAAGTGTCAGGATAAAATGTTAAAGTAGCATATTGGTAATATGGGTCTATAATTGACCCAGAATATGAGCCACTAGCATAAGCTGATCCAGTATATGTAAGAACTAAAGCACTTCCTGATAATCCATTGTCTGTAGTATACCATAAACTTTGAGAATATGGAATGTTAGTAGTTGGTAAACCTTCAGTTTTAAATCTAAACATTAAGGTAGAAGGTCTATCATCTGGGGAGTTCCATGAAGGATTTAATTCCCAAGAAGATGAAATGAAATTGCTTCCTAAAGTAGAAAAAGCATAATTAAATTCATCTTGCCACGCATCCCAGTCATTATAATTTACTTTATCTTTTCCTCCAAATTCATTAATTCTTAATATAGTATCAGGAATACCATATGAAGTAATTAAAGCACGTAATCCAGGTAAAGTTCCTTTTGATTTAAGCAGATATGGTAGATTATGGTAAATGCGTTTATATAACGATTTATTAACATCATCTAACGGCATATAATCATTAGATGCTGAGATAAAAGAATTGATATATTCAAATCCAGAAGGGGTAGGTAAAGATCCTGTTATATTTGGGAAGGGAAATAAACCTCCTTCAGGGGTTAAGCCTAAAAATGCTGTATATAAATCTTCATTTGAAAAGTTATTTTGATATAGTTTAATACCAAAATCCCGAATAGCATCAGCAACTATATCTTTTGATATACCGTATTCTAAACGGTTATCAGCATTATATTTTTGAGTAACATCTTTATAATATATCCAAATATTATCATAATGTTGTCCTACCATTTCAACAAATAATTGATAATTGTCGTTTGCAGGATCATTTCTTAAATATTCAGGTATTACAAAATATAAATTATTAACATTATTTGAATCATATAAAGATGCAGAAAGAAGAAGTCCTCCATAATATGAAGAATTTTCATTAACTGAGCCTATCCAGTTTAGTACTGTTGGTGAGTTTGTTGGGTATAATTGGTATGGGGGTTCTGAGTTTATTTTAGGCCAAGAATAAGAACCACTAGAATAATATAAATAATAATCATAACCATCAAAATTAGTTATGATTTGATTTATTTTAGATTCATATGTAGCTTTACTACTACTAATATCATTGGGTGAATTTGTGGTTGAATCTAAAACAGCAATAGAAGCAGAATAACTTTCAATTAAACCTACTTTATAATAAAAATTTTCTAAACGAGTTTGAGCCGAACTAAAATGTATGAAATTTGAAAAGTCGGTGTAATCTACATTTATATCAATTTCTTTTTCTTCAAGTAAACTATTAATTTGATTTAAAGAACTAGTAAGAGATGTAGTTAAAATATCACTATAAGATAATTCTACTGTTGAATTATTAACTCGATCTTTTAAATCTAAATTAAAATTAGGACCACTTATTTTAACAGTATCATCAAATACTATAGGTTCATCTTCAAATGCAACTTGATATGCTATAGGATCTTCAATTAAAGATACTACCCATAATGTAGAATTTACATCAAATTGTTCAGGTAAAGCATCATATAACTTAATTAAAATGGTTGGATTTGTTACATCTTGATTATCTAATTGAATGTTATTAGCTATAGCTAATTGGTTTTCTCCAAAATTAAGATAAAAATCAAAGAAATAAGGACTACTTTCTCTTTGTTGAATTAGATTATTAGTTTGGGTAATTATATCTAGATTAGATAGAGTGGTGCTATCTAAACGAATTTCAGTTCTATCAGGTGATATTTCTGCTATATAAAGTAATTCGGAAGAGGATCCTATATGTTTATTGAAAAAATTAAAATATGTAATATATATACCTTGATCAAATCCATTATTGATTATAATCTGTTCAGGGTTTATTTCTATTTGAGATAATACACCATTTTGTCCTGAGGATTGTCCATCATTTAATACGGTATATTGGGAAAAATTATATTCAGATGTTAATAAAGTTTTATTAATATCATAAATAAAATTTTCAATGTAACTATTTTGGGAAAAAATAGTATCAACTTCAAATGTAGGTATTAAGGTTAAATCTTGTCCTTCATATCTTTGTAAAGTAAAATCTTGAGGATCAATTTGAATAGTTTCTGCTGCCATTATAATGTACTAGAAGATGATATTTGTAAATCTATGTTTTGTTTTTGAATATCAAGTAATTCAATTCTTAACTGGGCTATTTCATTTTGTAAGGCTTCTATTTCTTCTTGATTAGCTTCAAATCCAATATATTCACTACTTTTTTTAATTAAAAATTCATGGGAATTAACTTCCCCTGTTTCTGGGATGTCATAGAACAGATCATTATACATGTTAAAAAAATCATTAACTGTTGGTTGTTGTTCTATTTGTTGTTGAATTGACTGAACACCCAATTGTTTAAAAGAAGTATCTATAACTTTAGTATAATCTCTTTTATTATATACTTGTTTATTAAATTTAATATTTTCAGCCATTAGTTAATAACTTTAAAATAATAATCATCATCAAAAATTAATGTAGAACCTCCAATTATAGTTTTAATTAATATTTTATAATATCTTTCAGGTTCTAAGCCACTCATATAAATGTCAAAATAATTTCCATTTGAGTCAGCACTTATTTGAGTATACTGTTCATCGAAGTTAATAACAAATTCATTAGTAGCCAAGTCTTTTACAGCATAGTATGAAGAAGTTGGTAAATAATTTAAATTAGTAAATAATGAAGATGTTTGGTATACTCTAGCAGGATATAAAGGACTTACATTTACATAAAATCTATTTACACTGTCTGGGGTAAATGATTCTGGGTTTTCAGATAAAGAAAGTTTTAAATTTGGTGTGGATACTATTGAAGATGATGGGATTGAGATTGAAGTATAATCTCTCCATCTAAATTCTAAACACGGAGGATAAATTGTATTGGTATCAACACTATAATATTTAAATATAGGTTGAACATATTGACTAGAGTTAAATTCAAATGAACCTGAGAGTTTAACTATAAATCCATAATTTGGAATAGAACTACTAATCCAAGCATCAACTATATTACTTACATTAGCTTCAATATCTTTATTATCACGTAATCCAAAAGATATATTACTAGAACCACTAAATGGTAATTGTGAAGCAACATATCCTGGGATAACATATCCTACTACTACATATAAACTTCCTGAAGTGTCGTAAAACCAGTTTCCACCACCTTGGGTACTATATGCGTTATCAAATGAACTTGTGTAAAAAACTTGTCCAAAAGCATTTAAATAATATCCTGAGGGACTCCAAGGTCCTGAACCACTGTAATTGGCATATCCCCATGAGGCTCCATCTTGTTCCTGTGGGTTATCTAAATAATATCCCGTACCATTATTCCATTGTTGGGCTAAAGGAAGAATTTCTAATTTAGTATTTTGATTAATTCCTTGTGCTTCTGCTATAAAATTTTTAAGATATATATTGTACTGATTATTACCAATCTTATTATTTTTAATATCTTGAATTTCATCTTGATCAAACTGAACTAAATATCTAGCTACTCCAGGATCACCATCCTCGTTAAATTTATTAGAAACTTCTAATATAGCATCTAACCCAGTATTCATTAAAGGATAAGAAGAATATAAGGTAGTATCCTGAGTGGGGAATATTTTATAAACAGCCATTTATAATATTTTATTATAAATATGCAATTATAAAGGAACTACTCTACCTTTTATATCATTATTAGGGTATCTTACCTCAAAAATGCTAGGGTCTAATGAAGGATATATTACTTGGTTTTGTGTAGCAGCTAATATATCATAAGCATATTGAGAATAACCTTGGGAGGTTCCTGCAAGATTATTTATAGTAATATTTTTAACTGTTTGTACTCCTTTTATTTTGTCCAACGTTATATATAAATCTTTTAAAAGTATAGGTTGATTTAATTGCCATTTATCTATCTGAAAGTAATTTTGGAGTGCACTGATACATGATAAGACTACTTCACTATTATTATATTCAGGGAGAACTGTTATTTCAAAATTTACTCCTATATTAATTATATAGGCATCCCTAATTTCAATGTTATCTCCAATCATTCTGTATTGGGATAAATAAGTTCTTAAATTATCCTTTAAAACTTTTCCAGCATAATCTAATTGATTATTGGAATTTTGAGTTAAAATATATAAATTTAATGTTTCAATTGTTGATACTTGATCATCAGTTAATTTAGGTTGTTCAATGTATGCTTTAGATACTGCACCATAGTCAGAAGGCATACTTAAAGCTCTGACAAGGTAATCATCTGCTGTAACTGAACGTTTTTGGGATGCTATGGTTGCTAAAGTATTTTGTCTAATTTCTTCTATTGTATCTCCTGCTTTTCCTCCTGAAGCTGCAAGGGGGTTATTTGGGGATAATGAATTAAATACATAATTAGCTGTGGTTGAGTTTAAATTTGTATTGTTAAATTTAACATTAATTGGGGAAACATTCGTTAATGAATTTGAATTTATATTAGATGAAACCCCTCCTCCAGTTAAATATCTAACTGTTAGAGTAGTATTAGAAGGAGCAATTCCATAAGTTCCCGTATATAAAAAATTCACAGGAGAATAAGCTGTTGTTAATTTATCTTTTTTAAAAGGTAATCCTAACCCAACATTATTTGGATTTGGTGTTATTTCTTCAGTTATATCGTTTGGAGATCCGGCACCAAATTGAAGTTGGACTAAATTATTTGATAATATACGAGTAGCAAATCTACGTTGAGCCTTTTTAAGTTTTAATAAATAAGGAACACCTGTTCCTCCATTAGGGTTATTTACATTAGTATTTTTTATACTATCTAAAACCATTTCTTGTCCTAAATAATCTACTTCATACCAAACGTTTCCATCAGAATCTACAACATCTAAAATTTTAACAAAATTATTTACTGTAATATTTACTGTTGAAAATGGAACTGGATCGGTAAAATTAAATGATATAGAATTAATAGTAGAAGAAATTGCATTTCTACTTTTTTTCAATAAAAAATATTGAGGAACATTTCCTGCTATTTGATATATTGAAACTTCAGTTGGATCTTGAGAACTAGAAACTGAAAAATCAATTTTGTCTTGGATTATAAATGATGCACCGTTTTGAGAGGTTACAGTGGTATTTTCTCCAACTGTTAAAGCATAATCATAATCAGGTACAATGTCACCACCGACGGTTTTAGCGGGTAACTGTTGATAGAAATCAACCGTAACTTGGGCAACTGATGATAATTTAGGTTTATACCCAAACATATATGCCAATTCAAACACATTATTAGTTTGTTGAGCATATTGAAGAAAATTTTCTTGAATTTGATTATCCAAATAAAAACTTAAAACATCTCCAACATACGCTGATTGTTCCATAAACATCATTCCAGGGGATGATGGGGAAAAGTCATTGTATGTATTAGGAAAATACGTTTTGGAATATTCTATTAGACGTTGTCTAAAATCAGAAAAATCACGGTTTATATATTTAATATCTCTATTTGTATTAGCCATTTTTAAAGTTGTATTTCTAAAGTATCAGTTATATTAGTATTAATTACTGAATATTTGAGAGTTACAGTAATTTGATTTAAATCTTCTCGCCCAGATACGATTAGGTCATTAACTTCAATATTAGGAAAATATACTACAAGTTTACCATTTATATCTTCTCTAAGAAAATTTAAATTATCCGTTGTAATTTGTTCGAATACAAAAGCACGTAATCCACCACCAAAAGTTGGATTTAATGGGCGTTCTCCAGGTTCAGTTAAAAAAAAATTGATTAAATTATTTTTTATAGCATCTTTAGTTTGAAAATTTGGTATAAAAACAGCAGGGCCACTAAAAGGAAGGTTTACCCCAACAGCAGCACTTGCATCTAAATCAATAGGATATATTTGTTTAGGGTCAAAAGCCATTATTTACTATTTAATAAACCCATAATTTGGTCCATTCCTACTTCACCTGCACCTAAATTACCATTTACCGGGTCACTTACTTGGGGTCTAAATGTTGGTTGAGCATCACGTGAAGTAAAACTTAAAGCTGTTTCTCCTAACACATCCATATATTTTTGTTTTAAATCCATAGTTGGTGGAGTAAATGTTGGTTGATTTGGTTGGATGGGGTTGGTTGTTGGAGCATATGATTCTCTAACTACTTGTTTTGGTGCTTTAACAGCCTCAAGTAAAATATCCTTCAATTCTTCTTGAATTGCTTCTCGTACTGCTTCTTTAATTAGTTTTTTTAATCCGTCGGTTTTCATATGATTATAAATATAAGGTTATTCTGCTTTTAAATTATTTTGTTGTATGTAAAATACAAGTTC